CGGAGCCGAACGTGGTCTCGGTCGCGTCGATCCAGGCGAAATAGGGCAGGCCGGCAGGCATCGGTCAGACCGTCCTCTGCTCGGCCTCGAGCTGCCATGCGATCTCGGCCGCCCACTCGTCGCGCGACACGTTCCAGGCGGTAACTTTGGCTTGGATGATCAGCACGTCGCCGGTGGTGTTGGCGGCGCCGAGGCCGGGGATGCAAGTGATGGTGATGTCCTGGCCGGGCCAGACATCGGTGAGCTCAGGCACCTCGTGATCGGTGCAGGTGATCGTGACCTTGTACTGCCGGAATTGCGCCACCGAGATATCGGCCAAGGCGCCGCGGCAGTCGCGCGCCACGTTCTTGGCCTGGTTGATCGGTTCTAGCGTCATGGTGATGCCGCGCACGGCGTACTGGCTGAAATCGATGTTGTCGATCGCGAGCAGCGTGTAGGGCGGATGCGCCATCTCAGGAATACCGGCTTGGCTTGCGGCCACCCGAACGGACCTGCGCCAGCGCCGCCGCCCGGTGCAATTGGTCGACCACGTCGGACGAGGCGCGCAGGCCGCTGATCGCCGGCAGGCCGGGGAACTGGATGGTGACGTTGCTGCCGCCAGCGAGGCCACCGGCAGCAAACGCCGGCATCCGCGGCACCATCCCGCCGAGCGCAAACCGCCCCATGCCGTCGAGCAGCCGGCTGAGGTTGCCACCCGAGCGGCGCAGCGCCTCGAGGAATCCCAATACGCCAGGCTGTGCCACTGCCCGCGCCGGGGTGATGTATTCGCCGCGCGACACCCAGGCCAGATTGCTGTCGGACGTGCCAGTGCCACGCCCACCGAGTAGTCCGCCGGCCGCCTTGCCAGGAGCGCCCTCGCCCGTTGCCGGACCCGACGGCTTGAGCCCGATGAACGTCAGCAGTTTGTCGATGGCGCCCTGGATCGCGCCGGTCAGCGCGTTCCATGCGGCCACGCCGACGCTCGAGATGCTGTCCCAAGTGATGCCGGCGATCTTGGAGGCAAGCTCGCCAACTTTGTCGGACCCTCCCTGAATTGCTGTCCCAAGCGTCGTGGCGCCCCCCGCAGCCTGTTCCATCGACTGCTTCGCCTGGTCGGCAGACTGGCTCGCCACGGTCCCAAACGATGTGAACATCGTCGCAGTTTCTTGCACCGCGGCCTGCGCCGTGTTGGCGCCCTGGCTGGCCACAGTTCCCCACTGCGTGAACATCACTCCAGATTCTTGCACCGCTTGCTTAGCCGACTGGGCCGCCGTAGCTACCCCGTTGATTTGATCCTTGACCGCCTGGATCTGTTCTGCCGAAAACCCCGCCCGCTGCATCGCCCCGCCGACGAGTTCGGCGACTATGGTATTGAGTCCTGATACTGCGTTCCGCAGTTGCTGGCCGGCAGCCGTCAGCACAGCGGTAAATTCAGGCGGCGGCGTCGCAAACGTTCGTCCAGCCTGATTCAACGCCTCGACAATCGCGGCAGCACCATTCAGTGCCGCCGCTTTCATATCATTCATGATCGCGCTGAAATTCGCGGCCAGGGTTGTAAATACCGTGCTGTCCAGAGATTGCTTGAACCTAACCCACGCACTGTCGGCGTTCTGGATGCTGGTGCGCATCGCATCAAAGGCGGCGGCAGACTCCGGGCTGATCAGAACCCCGGCGCCTTGTATTCTCTGGATCAGATCGCTGATATCTCCCTTGAGCCGACGGACGCGATCAACGTCAGCCTCGGAAAGACCGAACGCTGCGCCGACCTTGATAGAGGTCGCCAGATCGGCGTTGCGGAGAAACTCGAGCAGCACCTGTGTTGCGTTCTTGCCCGCGTCCGCCGCCTGCTTCATGGCGATGGAAACGCCCTTGATCTTGTCCTCGGCGGTCACCCAATCAGCAAATGTGATGTTCTTATTTCCTGCTGCGATCTGGTTTACGAGCGCAACAATATCCTTCATGCCCGTCGTAAGATTTTTTACGTCAGTGCCCGCCAGCGTCTCGTTGATCTTGGCGATGGTGCCGCGGAAGGTTTCGGCCGAGATGCCGATCTGCTCAAAGGTCGCTTGGCCTTGTTGTAATTTTTCGAAACTTTGGCCCGAAGTAGCGGCCAAGGTTTGCAACGTATTGTTGAGCTTTTCGTCACTGGCAGCGAATTTCGTCATCACCTTCTCGGCGGCTTCGAAAGCAACTGCTCCCGCGGCAACAGCCGCCGCGGTGCTGCCAATGGTCACCCCGACCAAAGCCAGCTCCGGTGTGAGCAGCGAAACGGCCTTGACGGTTGTATTCGTTATTCCTGCCAGTTTGATAAGCGTTTGGATTAGCGTGTTGTGATGCCTGACAGCTTGGACGATCTCCACGCCGGCCAAGCCGATCTCGGCAGCGAGCTTTGTGATCTCCGCGCTGGTCTTCACCGTCTCCAGTGAAAGAGCCGAGTGCGCCTCTGTCGCTTTGTTTGTTGCCTCGGTAAGTTTGTTTGTCGCCTCGATTAGCGAATCGAAGCCCGATGACGTCGTCTGGCTGGCCTCACCGGCCTGGCTGATTCCAGCCGCCATCGTCTCGCCGGCCTTGCCGACATCGATGAGTTGCTTCTGAACCTGATCGCCGCCCTCGAGCGCGATCTGGACCGAAATTTTCTCTGCCATGGCCTGCTATGTGTCTTTGAGATATTTGCGAAACAAATCGGCGATCTTCGCCGCCTGTTGCTCGACGATTTCGGTGATGCGCCACTTCTTCGGGATGCGCACGGACGGCACGCCGATATAGAGCGGCTTGCGGTCGCGGTCGCGATCATTGGCGTCGAACAGCATCGGCTTGCCGCGCACCGTGGCCGAGACCAGTTTCTTTCCTGATCGGCTGGCCCGCGGCCCGCCGGCTGTGGTTGGTATCCACAGCAACGGTTTGCCAGCAATCGTCGCGCCGTGCTCGAACACGCCGGCGAAGCCGAACTTATGGAAGATGATGGCCGACGGCTCGCCGCCTGCTGTCTTTTGCATCCGAAATTGCAAACCTTGCTGCCACTTCGGCCCGAATTTGCCGGCGCCCGCGATGTTGCGGCGCCCTTCTTCGACTGCATTGGCGGCGGTCTCGCGCAACGCCGCAACCGCAGCCGCCGCGATCGGCCGTTGCTTGTCACGGACCAGCTTGAGCAAGGCCGACTGGTCGACGTTGACCTCCAACTTCATCGATTGATTTCCTTGCGCAGCTTCGCGATCGTCTCGTCATCCCCCTGCGCTCCGACCGCAGTGATCATCAGATCGTATTCGCGTTCGATACTGTCGATCTTGTCACTGAATTCGAGATAGGCCGCGACCTGCCGCGGCGTCAGCGTCATTACATAGTCTGGTGGGAAACCTCGTCGGACGAGGGCGGTGAGATTGAGCGCGAGCGCCTCAAGCGTACTTTGACGACTTTTGCTGTTTCGTTGGCTCCGCCGATCAGGTTCGTCAATTCCTGCACGAAGGAGCTGATCCCGTTTGGGAATGTTAGTCCGAAGATTGCCCGTAGAAATTTAAGCTGATGTTCGGGTAAGAGTTTCGCCGCAAATTGCTCATATTTTTCATCACCGAGATGCCCAACCCCGGCCGCGATGATCGGCCCAACTGCAGCGCCGCATCCCGCAATCAGACGCGAAACGATATCGCCACCCTCGCCATTGACAAGCGATTTCAACTCGGGAAATCGGGCAACAATGGATGCGATGGCATCGACGGAAACACCCCGCACGATCACGCGCGTGCCGTCGATCTTGACGACCTCGCAAGCCGTCGAAGGCGCAATGTCCAGAAGGTCTGCCATGAATTACCTCACGCCGTTGGCTCTTCGACCGTCCAGATGCCGAACGAACCATCAACGGCTTTCTGCACTTCGGCCTCCAGCTCGAGCGTCGAAAAGTCATCACTGTCAGTGATGAAGCTGAAGTCGCCAGAAGGCACGAACGATATATCGCCAGTCCAGCCAACATGCTGGCCGATGTCGTTGGTGCCGATGACTTTGAGCGTGCCGGTGAACTCGGCCTTCGTCAGTCCTGTTATGGTGCCATCGCTGGCCAAATCCCCCAGCGCAAACATTGCGAGGTTCTCGGGTGTGATTTCGTCCAGCGTGACTTTGATCGTTGCGCTGATCTGGGTGATCGCGGTGAAATCCTTGGTCTTGATTCCCTCGCGCGAGGAAAAGTGCTCTTTCTTCTCGACGTTGGGCGTGTAGACGAACGATGGCGCATTGCCGAGATCGACGAAGGTTGCGGAGCCAGTTTCCTTGAAGGAAACAATACCTTTGCCGATGTGATAATTCTGGACGCTGGGTGACGTGGGCATGGTGGTGCTCTCCTTTCTAGAGATCGTCGGGCTTGAGCGAGTACTTGAACATGAACTGCGCAGTTAAGGCTGCATATCCCGTGCGCGTCCATCCGACATCGGTCTGACATCCGAGATAGCGGATTGCGCCGTTGCCGTACCGCCCGGTCTTCACGATCTGCTCGAGTTCGGTGTCGGTCAGCACCCGCTTGATCAGCTCGCGGCGAAAGGTAGTGACGATCGAGCCGAGCACGACGTTGTCATCTTGCACCTGGACAACGATGCCGGGCGTCATCTGTACGTTGTAAGGCCGATGCGATTGCTTCATTGACACGTCGCTCGCGCCATCGGATTCCTCGTCGCCGTCGAGCACGATTACCGCAGGCAACTCAGCCTCAATGAGGTCAATGTTGTTGCGATGCACCGAGCGCATGTTTGGAATGGCGGCGACCACCTCGAGCAGCCGCGCCAGGATGTCCTCGCGAACGTCAACCATCGGTCGACTCGATCGCCTTCAGCAGGAACAGCACCTCGCCGAGGTCTTCACCGTTCGGACTGCCGGTCAATTCATAGGATCGCACTGTCCAACTGCGGCCGTTAAACGTCAGCACCGATCCTTTGTAAAGCTCGCGCGCAATGCCTTTGCCGTCGAGCTCGGGGATGCGGGCATAAGCGCCAGGCCCGACGCTGCGCACTTCCACGCTGCCGCTGGTCTGGGTCTTCCGCCGGGTCTCGTCGATCACGGTGAACGCGACCTCACCCGCGGTTCCGGCCGCGGTCAGCGTCGCCGGCACGCCGATCGCGTCATAGACCGGGTCATAGAGATCCGCGCTGTAGTCGATCATCGCCATTCCCGCCGGAACGCAAATGTGCCGATGTCCTCGCGGCCGAGCTCGGTCTCGACATTGCTTTCCGACACCAGCGCAAAGCCGCACAGGTTCATGGCGACCACCAGCCCCTCGCGGGTGAAGTACCAGCAATGCTCGTCCGGCTTGAAATGCTTGCTCTGCAGCACATGCGCGGCGTCGCGGAAGATCGGCAGCGAGAGAAATAGCCACTCGCGCACATTGCCGAGTAGCGGCTGGAAGTCCGGGATGTGCTCGAGCACGTCCCACAGCGAGACCGCATCGGACAGAACAAGATAGGGATCGACCTGCAGTTTGCGCTGCTCGAGCCAAGCGATGCCGGCCGGGTTGACGTCGAAGCCGTAGGTCGTGCGCCCGCGCTCGCGCCGCAGATCGATGAACGCGCCCGAGCCGATGCCGACATCGACCAGCGTGCCGCGGTAATGCTGCTCGACGAAGTTGCAGCGCGCCTGCATCAGCGCGCGTCCGAGGTCGGTCTGGGCGTTGCGATCGAAGCTGTCGAAATAGTCCTGATCGTAGGGTACCAGCGCGGCCTCGACCGGGTAATAGCCGATGCCGAGCTCGGGCCACCAGGTCAGGCTGCGGCGCGCGAACTGCGCCACCAGCGGGAAAACTGACTGATCGGGTCCGCGATCCTCTTGTCGCAGTTGTGCAGCATGTTCGTGCATTGACAGAAGTTCTCCGGTAGGGCGAAGCCGATCCGGCTGAGATCGAGCCGCGGGTCGGTGATCTTGGCGGGCGCGTTGTGGCCGCCGTGGCCGCCCAGCACCACGAAGGTGTTGACCTTGAGCGCGAGCCCGGCCGGGACGACCCAGCCGACGCCGCCGATGACGATGTCGGCGTCGCGCACCAGCGCGAGCAGCTCGCGCACCGCGAGCTCGCCGAACACGAAGTAACGATGCGCCGGCGGCAGCTCGCCCACTGCCCATTCCTCGCCCGGCGCGATGTCGGCGACCGCGATCACGGTGTGCGTCGCCATCAGTTCGCGGGCTAGGTCCGCGATGTATTCCGGCTGCGGGTTGCGCGCCTCGTTGCGCCATTCGCTGCGCACCGTCACCGGCCGCACCACCGCGATCGGGCGATCAGGCTTGACCGGCGAAGGCCCCATATCGGGCAGATCGAACAGCGCCGGATCGAAGGCGACTTTCAGCGGCGCCCATCGGCATTCCAGCGCATTGACAATCGAAGTCGTCGCCAGGCTGGCGCCATATCCGACCCTGACCTCGCGCATCGGCACACGCGGTCGCGACCAGAGATCCGCCCGCTGCCGCGCCATGTTCTTCTGCTGCGTGCGCAGCTTGTGTCCGCCGCGGATGAACTTGATGTCGAGGTCAGCGTAGAGCTCGGGCCACGGCGTCTCGAGGTGGATGTCGTATTGCGCCGCGGCCGCGCGCACGAACGGGCGCTGGTATACGTTGTCACCGAGTCCATACATACCGCGGATCAGGACCGGCTTAGGCGGCGAGACGTTCACCCAGCACGTCCTGCAGGCTGATAACCGGAAGCAGGTCGCCCCATGCCGTCCCCGGCGAGGCATTGAACGCCGCTATCTTGAGCGCCCGCAGCGACGGCACGATGGTGACTAGGTCCGCGTGCTGCTTGTCGTAACAGCCGGCCCGGTGCGGCCAGCGGTGCGGCGGGTGATGATGGCTGCGGCCGTCGGCGGCCAGTTTGCCGTCGGCGCCGAGCCAGACGATGGTGCCGCCCGGCCCGATCAGATGCGCCGCCAGGTTGGTCGCCGCTGTCAGCGAGGTCCATTTCTGCATCAGGCTGTCATGCTGCTGCGCCAGCCCCGGCGGCTTGGCGGCGCGGCAGACCAGCACCTTCTTGTCCTCCGACACCATGCGCGAGGTGGTGACGACACGGCCGCGGAAGCTCGCAACCGCCGCCCGGTTGTGCGGCTCGTTCCACCAGCGCCAGTCGCCGAAATAGAGGATGTCCGCCCACGGCAGCTTGTACACGCTGGAATTGATCGCGATCACGCGGCGGCCGCGCAGCGCCTCGAGC